AAAAATTGCAAAGGTAAGGAAATGTTTTTTCAACACATGCAAATACAAATTCTTCAACTTCTTTACCGGTGATGTTTTGATAAGTCTCAATGTAATGTGCCGCTTGTATATGGTAATTATAATCTTTTACAGATTTAGAAAAACTTTTTGGATTAACTGATTTTGTACTTTTAAAATCAACAATAATATCTTTGTTTTTATCTTTAATACCTTTTCTTATAAAGTCAGGTCTAATTTTAACTTTTAACCCATATTCATCTTGGTAAGCAAATGACCATTCTTTTTTTGCCTCCATAGTATTAACATAATGACTAAGGCTATGATTAAACATAGACACTTTCATTCCTCGAATATCACCGGCAAATTTTTCGTGAATTAATATTTGACCTTCTTTTAGTGAACTTGCTAATTCTTTATATTCTTTGTACCGGTTATCTAACTTTGTAAAAATAACATTTTCTTTATAAGTTTTTTCATCCTCCATAATAAAATGAAAAGCACTGCCAAGCCTTGTTGCCATAGTATCAGCAAAATCTTCATCATTTTTTAATTTAGCTTCAATAGGTGTTAAATATGCAAATGATGATATTGTTGATGAACCATAAAAATCTTTTAAAAAACCATTATGGTATTCATCATTTGAACATTCATCTGGCTTTAAAATAAGTGGCAATTTTTTTAAATCTAAACTATCCATATATAATGTTTATAAGTGTTCGTAATTGTGGTCAAGTATTAATAAAAAAAATATCAAAAAAGTGTATTTAGTTGTTGACAATATATGTCAGTATGGTAATTTATAATTGTAATTAGGGAGAAAAAAATGACTAACACTATAAAACTTACAGACAAAGAAGCTCAAGTTCTTACTTCACTATATAAACTTACATTATCACAAAATGGTTATAAATGGTATGCAATAAAAGAAGGTGACTTAGATGATTTAATGGAAAATGCACAAGCTTATATTGATGCACTAGATATTAGTATCATGCCAGCTACTTCTGATATGTCTATGAAAAGTATTGGCGGTGTCTTAACTTCTTTACAATCAAAAGGATTAATATATGCCGATGAAGATGTTGAAAGTATACAGCAACATAAAGGTTTAATGCAGTTTGTTATAGAGCCAAGTGGAATAGAAAGTGTATTTTATTACATTCATCATTATTCATTAGAGATGGAAATACCTGCAAGATGGGGAAATAAATAATAAAAGACAAAATATAAAATTAAAAGGAGGGTTTTTTAACCCTCTTTTTTTTATTTTGAATGTATTTTACTTGAACGAAAAAACAAAAGGTATATAACAAATTAAGAGGTTTGTTATGAGTAAGATTTTTTTAGAAAAGTATTTTTTTAGTGTTGTTTATATTGTTATATTGGCAACACAAATAGGTTGCGTTTATACAATTATATGATTAATTCATCATCAATTTCATTTGTAATTTTTCGCCTTTTTCTTTGTGAACAAGCGGCAATACAAAGGTCTAATGAATACCATTCCCTACCATGTATAACATGACTAAACACAATAATAAAAATAATCATAAATGTGTTCATCAATAAAAGTTTTAATTCGTTCTCCAAACGAGATAACCCCTAAGTGATTAGGGGTTATTTTGGTAAAATCATTTGAAAAAGCAACCTTGATATTAATTGCAAATCATGGGTGAAAAATGCACTATTTTTGTTAAAAACTTAGTTGAACCTGTATAGCAATAAACCCAACTAACATTAATAATATTATTAAAAATGCTTTTAGACCATCTATGTCGTTATGTTCTTTTTTCATTGTGCTAAAGGATTTTTGTTGTTGTCGGCAGCTTTTTCTAACTTGCCAACCTTTTCTTCTAAAATAGCTATTTGTGTTTCTAGTGGTGCTAAGTCAACACTTTCAAATTCTCTTGCTTCTATTTGGTCAACTCTTAACATAAGCTGTCCATATCCATAAAAGCCTGAACCTATCCCACCAATAAGCCCAACAAGCATTACATAAGTTTGTGCCTTTTTTATTAAATCGTTCATTCGTATCTCCTATTTAATTGTTCTATTGTTGATTGACCACGCATTATATTATGTCTTGCGTTTGAAATGCCAATTAACGAACCCATAGCATTGTTGTTATCATATAAAATATTATTTGTATATATTTGGGTTGGTTGATAGAAATTTTGTCTATCCGGTAGCTTTATATAATATTGGTTAAAGTTAGGCACAAAACCCATAAGCCCTATAATGTCATCTTGTAAAGTTATTGAATATTCTCCTGTTTCATTTTGACTATTGATTTGTGCCTGTATTTCTTCTTTTTTATTTTCTATAAAATTTTGTTCTATTTGTTGTGCTTCACTAATAGACATGACTTGCGTTGTTAAAGTTTCAATTTGTGTTGTCAAATCTACGCTAGTTATCTCAACACTTGCTATTTGAGTTGCACCTAAACCTTGACCCATATCAATAGGGACAATGTTTATATTAGAAAGAATTGTATTTTGTTGTTGTGTTTCTTGTGTAGATTGATTGTTTATACCTGAACCATCAAAACTAACACTTGATGAAACAACTTGATTATTGGTTTGTTCTTGTTGGCTTGATGATGATACATTTTGATTTACAAATTCTACGCCTTGCCTATTAGTTTCTAATGATACTTCTATTGATTGATTATTGTTTTCTTCTTCTTCTTCATTTTCTTCAACAATTTCTATTTGTTCATTTTGTTCTTCTTCTTCAATCTCCTCAAGTTCTTCAATATCCTCCATTATTTCTTCTTCAAAAAATTCTTCTATAATTTCTAATTCAACAATATCTATGTTGTCACTTTCTATATCTATAATTGGTAATTCTGATATTGATGTAATTTCAAAACCTATATCTTCAAACCCTTCATCAATTAATAATATGTTTTCAATAGGCTCTATTAAAACATTATTGTCTATAAATTCATCATTATCTTGGGGGGTGTCGAGAGTGTCGAGGTTTGTTATGAGGTCAACACTCTCTTGTTCATCAAAGTAATCATTTTCAACACTTATTGTAAAGACATTGCCATAAATTAATTCATCTTGGTCAAACCCATAAATATCTGCATCATTATTTTCAATGCCATAAATGTTATCTAAAAAAGAATTTTCATTTAATACATCAACATTATTTGTATCTAAATCATAAATAGAACAATAAATACTTACATTGCTATTTTCTAAACAAGTTGAACTTAATGATGTAAAACTTTCATCTACTTCTTCTTTTGTTGTAATAGCAAAACTTGTTCGTTCTAAAGATGTTTGGTTAGTGTCGTCATACCAAAGATATTCTACATAGTCAGTCATGCTATATTGCAAACCAATACTTGCATCATGGTTATCTATGTTTACTTCTTCATATAAAAATTCTATTTCATTTGTTGTTTCATATAAAATTGCTTCAAATGTACTTTTACGACCATTGGAATATTCACTTACATCATGCCACATAACAACAAAATATTGTGCCGCACCTTCACCTAATGTTTGATAGTAAGGTGATTGGTTACCGCTTGACCTTCTTATAAAATCTGAATGTAAGGGTTTAATACTTTGATTATATCCGGTAGATGGAAATTGCTCTGCAAGATAATTTCTACGCCTAGTAACATTTGAATTGAATGTATTAACACTATCAAAAGTCATAAACCCATTCATAGCTATTGATATGTTGTTATAAGTTTGGTCACCAAACATAAAATTAAAACCTATTGGAACATTTGCCATGCCATCATCTTGTAAAGATAAACCTGTGCCACTTTGCGTTATGTCTATAATAGAATTATTTGATGTAATAAATTCGTTTGCATGAACTTCAAAAGAAAAAAATAGTAATAGAATTATTTTATACATAGTTTATGTTTTTTATATTTCTTACAAAAATTTGTCTTAGTGTAAGCTTTTATTTCATAACCTTTTGTTTCATATTTATGTTTAATATCTTCATAGTCAGGTCTTTCTTTGGGATTATTTTCATAATAATTAATAGCATCAACACCAATTAAACTTTTGCCATTAACCATGACCGGACAAGGTGTGCCAGCCGCCATCATGCTACTAAAAACATCTTTGTTGCCTTTACACATTAATGATACTGCCGCCACTTTCATTCCCATATCAAAAAGAGCTTTGGCGTTTTTTAGAATAATACAATTTTTATCTACAATAGTTTTACCGGCACTAATACCAAATATTTGTGTTTGTACTGCCGCACTTGCTCCGGTGGTACACAAGTCTTGTGAATAACTTGACATTGCAGCATTTGGTGCAATAGCCGAAGCCGGAGGTGATTTAATAGTTTGTGTTGCCCTTTGCGTTGATGATGAAACTGATTGGTTAATATTTGTATTATTATTTACGCTTTTATTTTCAGAAAAATTTTGTGAAACATTTTTGTTTTCATTTATATTTTTACTTGAAGATATGACATTGCTTTCTGAAACTTGATTAAGTTGTGATGTGCTAACATTATTTATATTTGATGTGTTCGTGACTACATTATTTACATTTTGATTTTGGGTAATATTAGATGTTATGTCTTGGGTTTGGGAAATAATAGAATTATTGGTTTGATTTATAGTGCTATCAGTCGTGGAATTTTGGGTAATATTGCTTGTAGAATTATTTGTATTAGTTTGATTTATAACAGAAGAATTTGAAGATGATGATGAAATACTTTGAGTGGTATTATTAGTGATATTAGATGTCGTTGTTGTATCTTCTGCAAAAGCCAAAAACGATACACTAATAAGTGCAACAAATATAACTACTATTTCTTTTAATTTATAATTCATGTGCAAAGAATAATAGAATTTGTATTTTCATTAAAGGGTGTCACATGAACCCTATACATAGTCATTTTAATTCATGTAAAATAATGTGTTGACATAAGTTTGCAATAGATATATTTTGTAATAGTTAATGAGGAGAACATGATGAATAATAAAATAAAGTTTACAGAAGCCCAACTTGAAGAAATGCGAGTAGCTATTTTTGCACAAATTGATATGTATGAACAACATATTGATGAAGGTGAAGAAGGTTATGGTTCACTTTTAAGAACCAACAAAGCTGCACTAAAAAAAATTGAACAATTACAATTTTGTCAAGGAAAAATATAATGTCTAAATCAGAAAAAAATTACACAATTAAAAGCGGTGATAAAAATGGTTTTTACTGTTTGTATCTTGAATGTTGGGATATTGGTTTTAATGGTAAAATATTTTATTGGCAGCATCAAAAAAATCTATCAACTGATAAGGAAAAAGCAATTAAAAAAGCAAGAGATTATATTGGAATTTCTGATTATGATTTTGATGTTAATTTTAATTTAGATGATTGGGGAGCTAATGATAAAGAAGAAAAATTTAATGGTAATCATAACGATAATGCCCATGTTATTTCTTATTATGAAAATAAAGAGTTTATTAAGTCAGTAGATTTTTCCTTTAATGATGATAAGCAAACCTTTACAGGTAAAATTATTTTAACTTATTGGAAAGAAAATCCTATAAATGAATATTATCCTGAAATTAATAAAATGTGGTTTTTAGATGATAGAGGTTTTGTTTTAAATCTTACAGTACCAAAAAAATTAGATGATAATATATTATCTACATATAATGATGGTGAGGTTTTACATAATTTTTTAGAAAACAAACACTATAAAGGTGTTAGATTTAGTTTTGATGCAATACTTAATCAAGATACATATACACAAGATTTTACATTAGAGCATGAAAATTGTTCTCAAGACTTAAAGTGTGCGTTTGTAAAAAGACCAACTAAAATAACATTCGTGTAAGTGAAATATATGAAAGTAAGGAGTAAAAAATGCAAATATTATCATATTTAAAATCTATGGGTGAAACACCTTATAGTATTGCCAAGAAAGATAGATGGCGAGATTTAGGCACAGAAAGACAATGGTATAGATGGTGTAATGGTGAAAGCATACCAAGCCATAAAATAATGAAAATAATATTAGTTATGTCATCCGGTGCGGTTCAACCTAACGATTGGTTTGAAAACATTTGGAATGAAAACATTGTTACTATTTTGTCAAATGTGCATATAGATGACTAAAAAAACACACCTTTATGAGAATGATGAAGATAGAAATAATCAACAAAAGGTTATTGAATATGTCATGTATAAATGGAATTTTACCGCCCATGATATGCCGCTTGCTTATGAGTTTGATTTTGCTTGTATGAGAAATAAGAAAGTTGACGCAATGGTTGAGGTAAGATGCCGCAATATAGATGTCAACCAATTCGACACCATGATTATGTCCAACAAAAAATATATGTGGGCTATACAAAATGGTGATGAAAGTCACATACCATTCTTATTTGTTGTGTGGTGGAAAAAATCTAAGACACTTGGCTATATTGATTTAAACAAAAGAAAAAAAGAATTAATTGACCCAATGAAAAATCCAAGAGGTTTGGTGCATAGACCGGAACTAGGATTACAACTAAAAGATTACAGGAATGATTATCGAGATAGAGAAACATTAAGACATTTTAAGATAAAAGATTTTTGTATTATAACAAACAACTTTGGATAGAAATATGAATGTATTGAGTTTATTTGATGGAATGAGTTGTGGACAACTTGCATTGCATAGGGCCGGCATTAAATATGACAATTATTATGCTAGTGAAATAAAAAAATTTGCTATTGAATTAACAAAACATCATTATCCAAACACAATTCATGTAGGTGATGTTTGTAAGTTAAGTGCAAAAGATTTACCAAAGATAGATTTATTAATAGGTGGCAGCCCATGCCAAGATTTTTCAAATGCAAAAGTAAATGGAAAAGGTTTGGAAGGTGATAAATCAAGATTATTTTATGAATATTTAAGATTATTAAAAGATTGTAAGCCAAAATATTTTTTATTAGAAAATGTAAAAATGAAAAATAATAGCAAAAATCAATTAGATAATTATTTGGGTGTAGCAGGTGCTTTAATTAATTCTTCTTTAGTTAGTTATCAAACTAGGGCTAGATACTATTGGACTAATATTCCAAATGTTACTCAACCAAAAGATAAATTAATAAATTTTCAAGATTATAAAGAAACAAATAAAGATATATGTAAACAATATAAATTAAAAAAAACAAAATCAAGAATAGAAATGTGGAACAATGGTAATAAAGGAAACAATATAAAAAATTGTAAAAATATTACAAATTCAAAAAAGGTTGGCTGCCTTTTAAGGAAACAAGATAGAAGCCCAAATTCAGGTTTAATTGAGTTTGAAGATTTTTGTAGGTTTTTGACAAGAGAAGAACTTGAACAAGCACAAACTGTTCCTGTTGGTTACACTAAAACATTAAGTTTTAATCAAGCACAAGATGTTTTAGGTGATGGTTGGACTATTGATGTAATTGCACACATATTTAAAAATATTAATAAAAAAGTAAATAAAGATATACATAAAGAATATTATCAGCAAATATTAATTTAGGGAGAAAAAAATGGATAATGATTTACCTTATTACAATGTCATAAATAGTGAGATAGAATTGATACAACAAAGGGTTGGTATTCGTTCTTATAAAGATTTATTGGTATTATTTCACGAACAATGGGGTAGAGAAAATAACTCAATTCCAATAGATTATGCCGAGAAAGTTTTAAAAATTAATATAAAACGACTAAAAAAAGACACAGAAAGTCACCAAAAATATATAAGTTTTGACAAAAAAACTATCATTTCACCCTTCATATCTAAATTTTTTGAACAAAATATGGGTAAAAAAATATCAAGAAAGAAATGGAATGAAACAAGAAATAGT